GAGCGACTTAGCGGCTGGTGATTTGGATCAGCTTCTGCAACTGCCTGACGTCGGGCAGCGCCTCGCGGATCCTGCGAGCCTGCTCCGGCGTGAAGCCCTTGGCGGTCAAGCGAAGCGTCCAGATGCGGTCGACCTCTTGCGCCATCGTCGGCTTGATCGCCGCTTCCATCGCCACCAGGTTCTGGCGCGCCGTCTCGAACACCTCCCGCTCGATGTCGGGCAGCTCGTCGAGCTTCACGGAATCGATCGCCCTGATCCCGCGCCGCGAGGGACCAAGCGCACCGCGCACGGTCTGGCTGACCGCCTCGTCGGCCTGGGCCTTCACGACGTCGGCGTGCGACGTCACCATGAAGGTCTTGCGCTTGGCGTCCTCGATGGTGAGCTGGAACCGCTCCATCTCGGGCAGGGCATCACTACGCCCGCCGTCATTGAGGTGCCGGCGCAGGGTCGTGATGCGCTTGGCCGGATCGCCGATGTCGAGGTCCGGCTTGATCGCCACGCCGTCGGCGTGGTCCATGACCCAGCGGACCAGCTTGGGGGCGGTGACGATGGTTCCGAGCGGATGGTCCTCGAGAAACGACCGCGCGATTTCCTCGTATTTTGAAACCGTAGCCATTAGAAAGCACTCCTCTGTTTACACACGGGAGGCGGGGCTTGTGTTGTGGCAGGCCACGCCTACCGCCACTAGTGCATAGCCAGCGGGCGATGGCAAGGCTAAACTACCACCCATGGACGAAGGACTAAAAGCAGCGGTCGATGCGGCGGGGGGTCTGCGGGCCTTGGCGCGGCTGCTCGGCATCACCCACCAGTCGATCCTGCAGTGGGATAAGGTGCCGGCCGATCGCATCGTCGACATTGAAAACATCACCGGCATTGCCCGCGAGCGGCTGCGGCCTGACCTGTACCGGGTCGGCCCCGTCAGCCCCCCATGAGGATGTCTGACGGCGTCCCGCGCCGCCGCGCGTCTTCCTCGTCAATCTCCCGCGACAGCCATTGCTGCTCGGCCCAGCCGGGCATCGCAGGCTCGACAGTCTCCAGCGGATAGCCGGGGTAGACGTTGTTCGCCTGACATTCGGTCCAGCGATCGACCGCCCATTGCAATTGCTTGCGCGCGATCGTCAGCGGTGCCTCGCAGATGCGCGCGACCGTCAGCAGGTAAGGCGGCGCGGCTTCCTGCACCACGAAGAGATAGTCGCGGCGGCCGTGGCTCGTTGGGTCCATCGCATCGAGGCCGCGTTCCGCCATCGCAGCCTGGATGTGCCAGCCGTCGTTCCACATTTTCGCGTCGAGCTTGACCGGCGAGGCGGACTGCTCGGTGGTTTTGAAATCGCAGAACGTCATCCGGTCCGGCGTCAGCCAGTCGATCATCTGCCGCAGCCAGATGTGATCCTCCTGCCAGAGCAGGACCACCTCGCCGTGGCCCTCGGTGAACAGATCCTCGAGGCCGCGCTGCGCGAGCTGGGTGCGCGCCGAGCTGACCATGCGGTCGGCCTTGGCAAAGTGCTTTGGGAGGACGGCGAGTCGGCCTGCAGCTGCGGCTTCCTTGCGCAATTCCTGCGCCTCTTTCTTGCGCCAGTCGTCGAAGCCTTCCAGCACCTCGATGGTCTTGCCGCGGCCGATCAGCAGCGCGTGCGCGATGTTGCCGACGTCATACTTGGTCGCGTCGTCGTCGACGAAGTCGGGATTCAATCGCGGATGCGCGTACCATGCATGCAGCGGCGAGCGATCGAGGATGATCTTCGCGAGACTCTGCGTGAGGCTCGGCTGCGGCGCCGGATCCGCGAAGTAATCAGCCGGTGCGATGCCGGTGTAGAGGCCGGGCTTGTTCAACTGCATCACGCGCGCCCCTTCATTTCAGGCTGGCCCTCAAACCGGGCGATCATCTCTTTCATCAGCACCACGATGTCCTTGCGGTCCGCACCGTTGGAAATGTAGTTGCAGCGCCCGCCGTGGTCGCCAAACGGAAAGACCATCAGGACGAAACCGGTTTTCTTGTCCTTGCCGCGCGCGGTGCCGTTGAAGATCGTATCGACCGCGTGCGCGACCGAGTTCATGGCGTCGATGTATTCCGGCTCGATCGGCGCATCGCCCAAGCCGCCCTTATGTTCTGCCATGCCGTTCCTCCGGTGTTGGAAACGTAATGCCCTCGCCGTACTTCCATTCAAAACAGCAGAAGTCGTCGCCGTCCGTGATGATGACGCGCCGCGTCGTGCCGATCCGCGCGCCTAGGCTCCTGGTCAGCCGCATTGCCACATCTACCGCGTCCTCGCCGCAGACGAACGAGCGCACCCGCTCATAGCTGTCGTCGGGGAAGAATTGATAGACGCTGAACTCAGGCCGCTCGGTCATGCGCGCCTCCTGCGCCAGAACACTGCGGCCCCGAATGCAAACCCGGCGGCGACATAGAACAGCGGGCCGAGCCAAGGACCGATCGTCGTGCAGGCGTTGGTCATACCAACGCCCACGCCGGCCAAGGCACAAACACGCATTGCCGGAAGCTGAACCGGCTACCGATCAAAAGCTGGTTGGGGCTTTCCGCCAGGATTCGCGCGTGCGAGATACGGGCAATGCGATAGCCAAAGCCCGCGAGGCGCAAGGATTCGGTGGGGCTGAACCACTTACCAAGGTGCTCCACCCGCCGCACTGCCGAGCCGAAATAGCGTTCGCCCGGCCGCGCCAGCCGGTCGATCGCATCGTTCCCGAACTCCTCCATCCATGGCGCAAGGTCCGCCTGGCCAGGCGCAAGCACCTCATCGAGCCAGCTACTCGAAAACCCCGGCCGGAACGGGCCGCGCCCTTCCTCGTCCTGAATGCGATAGACGACCATCAATGCTCCTTGATCCCGAGCGCCCGCAGCACCTCGGCCATCTTCACCGCGCCCTCGGTTTGAATCTCGTTCCGCATTTCCAGGCTCGCCTCGGTCAGCGCATCGTGCTTGTCCATGCCGGACTCCCATTTCTCCATCCAGCGTTTGATAAGCGCCGACCGAATCTCGTTGCGCGTGCGCGTACCGTCAGGATTTGGCACCGGCACCGGCCTCCTTAAAATGAGCCGCAGCGAACTGCTGCAGCCGGAGCCATTCCGGGCGTTCAAGCACGACCTCGTTGGTGCGGCTGATGCCGTTGCTGGTGTAGATGATAAGTCGACTGCCGTGTTCGAACTCGGCGTAGGCGCCGTCGCCGAGATAGGTTTGACTTTCCCGCGGCATTGCTGCGATCCTTTCAAAAACATGGGCGCGTGCGCGCCCCGGTGCCAACGCGACACAGCTCACGCCGCTCGATTGTCTCGAGGCGAGATTCCAGATCACGGAGCCTCTCGTCCTCGATTGCTTGGCGGGCGCTTGCTCTAAGATCGGAATTAAGCTGATCGATAGTCCGCCGATTGTTTTCCATATATTGCTCGAACGTGGACATGCCGCTGGGGCCATAGGTCTGCGCCGCGGTCGGCGCGGGCATTAGTGTGATGATCAGCGCAAGTAAGGTGGCGGCGTGCCGCGTTTTCATTGTCAGTCTCCTGAGTCGGTCGTCATGTCGAGGCCGCAGAGGCGGCAGTGAGCCGGGTGCCAGCCGCGTGAATGATTGGCGCCGGGATCGTCGACCGGCTCATGCTTGCACATCCAGAAGCGGCCGGTGATCGGCGCGACGTTGTGCCAGATCAGGACGTAGCCACTGCCGTCGTTCGACAAGAAGTATTGCGTCCAAGCCTTGCGGCCGTTGTGCTTTGAATAGCCCCAGTGCGGCTCCAGTGAGTGGCCAACCGCGGCGATGTTCCTGACCACCAGGTCGATGTTCATCCGCTCAAAGTTCGGCAGCTCGACATCGCCTTTGATGATCGGCTCGATGTCCTTGCCGCTGTATTTTTTGGTGGCGATTATCCCGGTCATGTCCGCCCCTTTGCCTTGTCGAGGATGTCGAGGACGTCGAGCCAGAGCATCAGCATCTCCTCGCTCTTCCATCCGGTCTTGGTGCGCGGATCGCCGCCGTCGATTTCGCGGATGATTTCGCTGATCCACTCCAGCCCATGGACGAGGTTGGCCATGTTGGCTGCAGGCGGCGCGGCTTCCCACCACGGGCCGGGATCCTGCTCGGTCTGCTCGATGTCCTGCTCGGTCATGGCAGCGCCCGCACTGCTGCGATCAGCGAGGCCACCTCGCCGCCGGTCTGCCCGCCGCCGGTCTGATGCCAGTTGCCCGCGGCCGGCCAGTACTCGAACCGGCCCGCGACGAGATACTGGCCCGGCGATATCTCGGTGAACTCGATCTGCTCGGTGCGCAGGCGCGACAGCGCGGCGAGGATGCGCGGCGAGTGCAGCGCCTGCCGGCGCGCGTGGTCGTCGAGCGGTGTGCGTTTCATAGCGGTAGCTCCGATCGCGCGCGGTAGTCTCTGGCTATCTCGTCCATCAGCGCGATCTGCCGATCGGCCTCGGCCTGCGTCATGCGGCCCACGGCGACCCAGCCTGGGTAGACGCGGCGCCGCATCGTCGCTTCCCGCTCGGCTGCCTTCTTCTTCTCCTCGTCGGTGAAGCGGGTCATCGGCGCGACTCCGCGATCAGCGTCAGGTCGAGGCAGAGCTGGACGAGCTTCAGTCGCCGCTCGGCATCCTCGATGACGGCGAGGCGTGTGGCCCTGTCCTTGGGACAGACCATGAGCTTGGCCGCGAGGCTCGCGAGGATCGCGGCGGCGCCGTGCAGCCCCTCGGCGCCGAGGTCGAGGCTCATGGGCGACGGCGGCTCCGGGGGCTTGGGCGGAAAGTACAGGATGTCAGCCATCCCCCTTCTCCTTCAGGAACTGGACCCGCATTTCCTGGATCAGCAGGATCCGCTTGTCGCCGGCGACCGCGTGCGCCTCGGCGTCGGTGAGGTCGCGCGTCGTCATGTCATCCGCGAACGCCATGAGGTGCCCGCAGTAGAGGCAGATCGAGATGTCGCCCGGCGACGGCGTCTCCTCGCCGTAGGCATCCGTCGCCCCGTCCAGCGGCGCATCGCAGGACGGGCACTTGCTCGTCGGG